AGACGGTGCAAGTTGCACAGAACTCATCAACAACAGCCCTGTGCGCAAGGTCTATTGCGGCTTTGAAGATCCCACACAGATTCACAGTGATCAATATCAACACAAAAAGTTTCATACCGAGTGTACTAAAAATCCCAAGATACACGAACTGTGCCACATGTTTGCCAGTACATTTTTAGAATATGAAGCTGAACAGTTGGATGAACTGACATTCTTGGGATCACCGTGCACCAAAGACTGTTCAGGACATCGTGCTGGATATCGTTGGTCAAAGGATCGCGGCAACATACACGCGGCATCATGGAGTAGAAGTTTCAACAACGGAGCCGCACTGGCTGCGGCTGGACGATAAAGAACACCCTTAGGACCGTAACTCTGTTACGTGGTGTGGCGGCTGCTGCCTTACTAAATAGATTCGCTACCTAAATAGTAAAAGTGAGCAATTTTAATATGTCAGAATTATATCCAGGATTTACTCTTAAACAGTTTTTTAATCATGATGCAATTCCAATACTTTTGCATCAATCAACAACACAACAAAGTATTTTTTCTAACGGTACTGTAGATTTTGTATACAATGCGTACGGATACAGAACGCATGAGTTTGTTAACATTGATAAAAATTATATTTTAATTTCTGGATGCAGTTTAACAGAAGGTCACGGACTGCATCTAAATCAAACATGGGGCTATATGTTAGAAAAAAGTGCCAACTTATCTGTGTTTAATTTGGCCAAAGGCAGTTCCAATGCGGAATTTGTGAGTCAAAATTTAATCAATTGGCTCAGCAGCGTCCACTATCATATTCCTAAAATAATTGTGGTTCAATGGCCTAATCCATTTCGTGCTATTCATTGGCAAAATGAACGTGCAATTTTTGTAGTGAATCGTTCTGCCGATAGCCTGTTCAATCTCAAAGTCAAACATGGACAAGAACATTTCTATACAGTATGGATCAATAGCATTGTTAATTTGAACAGAATATGTCGACAACTTAGAATTCCAATTTTAAATTTGTGTTTTGAAGAACCTAGCTCAATTAACCTTGCATTGAATATTTTGCAACAATACCAAATTGAGTTGCATCTTGATCAAAAACTGCCCAATCAAACTTGGCATTTTGATAATGCCGCACTAGATAGTGCACATCATTCTGAATGGTGCACTCAACAATGGGCAACTAGAATTTTGACTTTAATGAATAACATGTTATAATTTGTGTACAAGGAGAACTTATGTCTGACAAAACTTTTAACGGCGAGCAAAAACTCAAACTCATACAGATTATCAATGAGGGCATGCAGGTCATGCACGAAATTGAAACACTTAACGGTGGGCTTACAGATACCATTAAGGCCATAGCCGAAGAACTAGAAATAAAACCGGCTATACTCAAAAAAGCTATTAGGTTAGCGCACAAAGCCGAATTTGGCCAAGAAAAACAAGATCATGAACTGTTAGAAACAATTTTAGAAACAGTAGGAAAAACACTATAATTGTTATATAATGTAAGACACATGGAGAACTATTATAAGCTACATTGATGCATTATTTGACAGAGAACACGATCGTATACACGTAGTAGAACGACGAAATGGTCAGAGAGAATACCGCGAGTTTCCGGCCAACTATATATTTTATTATGACGATCCTCGTGGCAAATTTACCAGCATCTATGGCACACCAGTATCGAGATTCAGCACACGCAACAACAAAGAGTTTCGCAAAGAAGTTCGGGCACAGTCGCATAAAAATTTATATGAAAGTGATATAAATCCTGTATTCAGATGCCTGAGTGAAAATTATATTGGCCAGGATGCTCCAGAACTCAATGTAGCATTTTTTGACATTGAAGTTGCGTTTGATCCAGAACGTGGATTTAGTCCAGTTGCAGATCCTTTTAATCCTATAACTGCAATATCATTATATCTAACATGGTTAGATCAATTAGTAACATTAGCAGTTCCGCCCAAACACATGAGCTGGGCCACTGCAGAAGAGATCGCCGGTACGTTTGAAAACTGTATGTTGTTTGAACGTGAAGAAGAAATGCTAAAAACATTTCTAGATCTAATTGAAGACGCAGACGTACTATCGGGGTGGAACTCAGAAGGGTATGATATTCCTTATACGGTAAATCGTGTGACCCGGGTGTTAAACAAGGATGATACACGTAGATTTTGTTTATGGGATCAATATCCCAAACCGCGTATGTTTGAACGTTTTGGCGCAGAAAATCAAACATATGATTTGATCGGTCGTGTGCACATGGATTACATGCAACTATATCGTAAGTACACTTACGAAGAGCGACACAGTTATAGCTTGGATGCCATCGGTGAATATGAGTTGGATGAGCGTAAAACACAGTTTGAAGGCACACTTGATCAACTATACAATCAAAACTTCAAGATATTTTTAGAATACAATCGCCAAGATACGCTGTTGTTGCACAAATTGGATCAAAAATTACGATTCCTGGATCTAGCCAACGAACTGGCGCATGCCAATACTGTGCTGTTGCAAACTACCATGGGTGCGGTAGCAGTAACTGAACAGGCTATTATTAACGAAGCACACGAGCGTGGTATGGTTGTTCCTAATCGACAACAACGGCTCACAGATGATGACACACAAGCGGCCGGAGCATATGTAGCATATCCCAAAAAAGGCATACATGAATGGGTGGGATCTGTGGATATTAATTCACTGTATCCAAGTGCCATTCGTGCGTTGAATATGGGACCAGAAACTATCATAGGTCAGCTACGCCCTGTGATGACTGATCGGTATATCAAAGGCAAAATTGATAATAAAAGTAGTTTTGCTATGGCCTGGGAAGGCCTGTTTGGTAGTTTAGAATATACCGCGGTCATGGAACAACAACGTGGTACAGAAATTACCATAGACTGGCAAGACGGCAATGAAACTGTGCACAGTGCCGCAGAGGTATGGACAATGATATTTGATAGTAATCAACCCTGGATGCTGACTGCCAATGGTACTGTTGTGACCTATGAGCGTAAAGGTATTATACCAGGACTGTTGGAACGTTGGTATTCGGAACGTCGAGACATGCAGTCCAAGAAAAAAGAAGCTACTACCAAAAAAGAAGAAGCGTTCTGGGACAAACGACAGTTGGTTAAAAAGATCAACTTGAATTCATTATATGGTGCTATTTTAAATCCTGGTTGTAGATTTTTTGATCACAGGATTGGGCAGTCAACAACATTAACTGGTCGTGCTATTGCTCGACACATGGACGCACATATCAATGAGTGTATAACTGGCAAGTACGATTACATAGGCGATGCTATTATCTATGGTGATACAGATAGCTGTTATTTCAGTGCATGGCCAGTGCTAAAGTCTGAAGTCGAAGCAGGGCGCATGGAGTGGTCTAAAGAAACTTGCATTGCTTTATATGACAGCATTGCCGAACAGGTCAATGAAAGTTTTCCAGCATATATGGAACAGGCATTTCACTGTCCTAGAGGCGCCGGCGGACTTATCAAAGCTGGCAGAGAACTTGTGGCAGATCGCAGTTTGTTTATTACTAAAAAACGTTATGCAGTTAATATCATTGACCTAGAAGGCCGGCGCTTGGATATAGAAGGCAAACCTGGCAAGACAAAAGCCATGGGATTAGATTTAAAACGATCTGATACTCCTAAGGTTATTCAAGACTTCTTGTTAGAAATTCTAAATAGTGTGTTAGGCGGTGCCCAACGCGATACTATCATTGAACGGATTAGAGAATTTAAATATACATTTGCTGAGCGTCCTGGATGGGAAAAAGGTTCGCCTAAACGTGTTAACAATTTGACCAAGTATGCCAAAGAAGAAGAACGGCTGGGTCGTGCTAACATGCCAGGGCATGTGCGAGCTGCCATTAACTGGAACAACATGAGAAAGATGAACAGTGATAACTACAGTATGCAGGTAGTAGATGGTATGAAGACTATTGTGTGTAAACTAAAATCTAATGCATTGGGTTGGACCAGTATAGGCTATCCCACAGATGAAATGCATTTACCGCAATGGTTCAAAGACTTGCCATTTGACGATTCAGAAATGGAAGCCACTGTGGTAGATCAAAAAATTGATAATTTACTAGGTGTGCTAAATTGGAATTTAGCGGCAGCTACCAACACAGAAAACACATTTCAAACACTATTTGATTGGTCATAATGAAACTCAGTGAAATTGTTGCATTTAAAAATCAAATTGATTTGTTACCCAGTATCGAAGCAATAAAATTAACCGCAGAACTTGAATTACTAAAAATTAAATATGTGCTAGAATCGAAAAATGTCGTGCCACCAGAACAGTTACAGGAATTAATAAAAAATAAAAATAATTTGCAACAATCCTTTGATCAACTTGATTTAACCGTAACAATAATAAAAAATTATGTTAAAAAAATAATTGCCCAAGAAGAAATATCATACTATGAAGACAGCTATAGATTCTACAAACAGTCAGTTAATATTAATCTAGAACATGGATATTCTCGAGAAGATGATGCTATCTCTTTCGTCGATTCGTGGGGAATAACAAGACACGTACCTTTAGAAGTTAAAAATAATCATACAAATCGTATTAACAATGAAATTTTAAGTCGTAATTTAAATGTTTTGGAATCTGCAAAAAATACAATAGTTTCTAGAATATTAAGTTATGCAGATTGGCACTACCCTGCGGCAATTATTAGACCCGGGCACGAAGACTTTATAAATCATCTGGTCGCAAATGATCCGTTATATCTCATTGACGAACACAAAGATTTGTTGTTACCTGCTATGAATAAATTTAACTTGCAATATCAAAATAGATTGCGACCTTATGTGATTGAGGAATCAACTGGCACTAACATACTTAATCGATTACCCGACAATCAATTCTCATTTTTTCTTGCGTATAATTATTTTGATTATAAACCATTGGATATGGTCAAAATATATCTCAAAGAAATTTTTGAAAAATTACGCCCAGGTGGAACATTGGCCATAACATTTAATGACTGCGATTATGCCGGAGCAGTATCTCTTGTCGAAAACTGTCTTGGATATTATACTCCAGGAAGAATGATCGTAGAACACTGTGCTAAAATAGGTTACAAAGAAATTTTTAAGTTAGCTAATAACGAATCAAGCACGTGGGTAGAGCTACAAAAACCTGGTACCTTGACCAGTGCAAGAGGCGGACAGACTTTGGCAAAAATAAATCACAAATAACTTGCTAAATCTAAATACAACCTGTATAATAAACAATAGGAGAAATATACACATGAAAGACAATCTATTAGACTTGGTAGAACACACACACGATTTAGGATGCATTGAACTAATCAAAATCACTGGGGATGCCACCACTACAGAGGTAGTTGGAGTTGGCAATGATCAGTCAGTTGTGCTCGACGGAAAATTTCTAGTTCCAGAAAAAGAATTTGTTGGCACATTTGGTATGCCTAATCTAGGCAAACTTAAAATTTTACTAAATTTGGAAGCTTACAAAGAAAATAGCAAATTAACAGTTACCCATAAGGCCACCGGCGAACCAGACGGTATTGATTTTGAAAATAACTCTGGTGACTTTAAAAACAACTACAGATTCATGGCATCTGGTGTAGTAGATG